CTCTGTATAATTTTTTAAAAGTAAAATTATTATTGTATAATAAATTGATATAAAAATATAATATTATCTATATATATATTATAATGGAACGAGAGCTTAAGAATATTACAAAAGATTTAGGAAAAAGCACGACCACATCTTATACCAATTCTTATAAGAGATTGAGAAAGTTATTAAATCTAACTGACAAACGAAAACCAATAAAAAATATTTCTGTAAATCAAGTTTTAGACGCAATTAATTCTGTTGAAAATGCTTCTACAAGACATTCGGTATTTGTAATTGCTACAAAAATATACAACTATAATGATAATAAAGAAATATTTGATGAAGTTAAAAATAAAATTAATGAAGATAAAAGACAAATACAAAAAACAAAAAATATTAATTTAAATAATTCTCTCCCATCATACAAAGAAATTAACGATGCTATTAAAAAAGAAGAAGATCCAAAAAAATACATTACCAGTTTTATTATGTTCAAAATTAATACACGCAATCAAGATATAGCACTTGCTGATTTACACGCAAATAAAAAGGATAGTTATGACCCTGAAAGAAATCATCTTATCGTTGATGGTAATAAAGTTTTATTTATTAGAAATAAATATAAGACGAGCAAAAAATATGGACAAAAGACAAATATTATTGCTGTTAAAAAGTTTGTTGAAAAAGTCAAAGAATTACTTGGAGATAAAGATGTAGTACCTCTTTTTATTAGAAAGAATGGAGAGAAAATAACACCAGCATCTATTGCTTCTTATTTGAAAAAACATATTGTATTAGGACTTAACGAAGGACAAATTATGAAAGCAGTTTTAAAATATGCTGACGAACAAGGTTCTTATGATATGCTGCGAAAAATATCAGCAAACAGGGGGACAACCATTCAAGTGCTTTTAAATGAGTATGATGTTTCAAATATCAAAGAACCGAGTGAAGTCATAAAACAAAATCAAGAAGTTAAACAGGAAGTTAAAATTGAAGGAAGTAAATAATTTAATTTGTGGTATTATTTTATAGTATGCCTACTCCAAGACGAATCGTTGGATCAAGAAGCAATACATCAGTAACCCCATTAGATATGGGTTTAATAAATCAACCCCCACCCCCACCACCACCTGTTAGTGCGGCTTCGAGTGGTGGTGGGGGTGGAGCTGTTGAAATTGAAAGTGAAGAAGGTAGTGAAGTTAGTGGTGGTGGAAGTGGTGGTAGTGGTGGTAGTGGTGGAAGTGGTGGTGGTGGTGGTGGTTTGAGCGTTGATGAACTCCTTAAAAAAATACGAATACTAAACACAGGACAGAGCTGGAGAATGACTGGTTTGAGCGAAGCAGAAATACAATTTCTTGAAGCTAATACAAGACGGGACTTGACTTATTTAAGAAATCCAAATATGGGTTTTACAGAATAGATAGATAGAAATAATTTAATATGTAGTATTATTTTATAGTATGGCTGACCAATCAAACCGCTCTCATCTTTTTTTTCAAGACGAACCACCACCCGACCAACCACAAGATGAAGACGACCCACCACCCGACCAACCACCCACCCGACCTCTCCGTCGTCGTCCCGAACCGATTAATACTTCACGTAGGGTTGTTTCGGGAAACCTACCATCACCACCACGCACACGTCCGCCACAGCTTCATACTCCAGCAAGGTTTGTTCCACCACCACCACCCCAACACCCACCACCACAACGACGTCGTTCAAGAGCGTTGCTGAACCTCCCTCCTCCTGATGGACAACCTCCTCCTGACCAACCACAAAACCCTCCTGATGGTGCTGGTGGGGGAAACCCTCCTCCCGACCAACCACCTAATTTTGTAGATTAGATATTCCTTCTTTTATCATCAGTTAAATGATAAGTATTAAAATAATATTTTTTATTATTTGGGATTTCTATACAATCAAATAAAGATTTACAAGTTTTATATTTTTTTGTTTTAAATACTAAATCATTATAGTTTAAAATTGGTATTCTTTTTAAAATCTCTTGTTTGGTTGGAAACAATCCACAATATCCTATGCGATTTCGTTCGTAATCACTATACATTATTATAATAAATAGTTTATTCATATATATATAATAAACTATTTTTTTAAAGAGCAATTGTTTGACGGGATATATCAATACCGACCTGTCCTGCTAGATCATAAAGTTCTTGTTGATTTAATCCTGAATAATTCCTTACTCCTGCTCTTTTCATTTCTATTTTTATTTCTTTCATAGATTTATTTGCTCTACGTTCTCTTCTCTGTGAAGATGTAGCACGTGGAGCAAAATCAAACCTAACGGAACGGGTTGTAGGTTCGTCTTCACTTTCAGGAAAATCACTTACATCTGTTGGTGAAGTTAATGGTGAAGTTATTGGTGAAGGTGGTTGTGTTCCTGATTGAGAAGGTTCAAAATCACTATCGGGATCGTGTGCAGATATGGGAGTTTCTGTACTAACCTCACTTTCTAATCCTTTTAATGTTATATCAGTTCCAGTTATATTGTCATCACCAACATTTATAGTAGCACGTGGAAATGCTACATTTTGTTTAAAAGCAGTTTGTGCTTCTTGTCTGTATGCTGTTAAATCTCCACGCAATCTGTTTATTTCTGCTTTACTAACTGCTGTATAATTTCTTAAAGCATTTTGTATTTTTAAACCATTATCAAACTTTGTTTTAGGAAGCGGACTGGGAAATGGTGGATAATATAATGGTATTTGATATGGTTGGGGATTACGAGCAACTTCTAAAGCAGATTTAGGTTTAAATACTGACTTCTTCTTCTTTCTTTTTCTCTTTTTTTTCGGTTTTAAGTCCCCCAATATTATTTTTACAACTTGTTTGACATTTTGTCTTTGATTCATCATCTATATATGTTGTATTAGAAAAATTATCAGTTAATGTCACACTTTTAGGATTGATGCGGAGTGGCGGGATACGAGCGTCTTCCAATTTTTTATTTTCGCATTCATAAAGCATTTGAATAACACTATCATCAAAACCACTAAACTTTTTTTCAAACTCACAAAGTGGTATAAACTTTGGATCTAACTTATCCATATCTACAATAGGATCATCTTCTTGAAAATGCTGAAATTGTGATACAAATAAATCTATTTCTTGTTTAGTCCAATCTTTACCATCAACATACATCTTTTCATCACAACAATCGGTAATTTGTTTGTTAAGATTGTCAAAATCTTGCTGTGTTTTAGGTAATTTTTTTATATCTTCCATATATATAATGGGGAGAAAAAAAACTATTGTTAGAAAACCGATTGAAAAATTGAGTGAAAAAGAAGCTGTTATGGTAATTGAAGATAGTAGTTCGAGCGAAGAAGAAGAGTTTAATATACCTGCTCCAGTTCCACCACCACCTAAATTAAAAAAAGCAAGAACACCAGCACAGATTGCGGCAACCGAAAAATTAAAGGAAGCAAATAGAAAAAGAAGAGAAGCAAAAAAATCTGCTGAAGCAAAAAAATCTGCTTCTGTACCGACACCAGTTCCAGTCGTTGCAGAAACAGATCCTGATGATAAACCGCTTACTATGAAACAATACAAAGAAATAATGGCTGCTCAAAATAAACCTACTGAACCGAAACCAAAGAGAAAATATGTAAGAAAACAAAAACCAGTAGAAACTAAACCACCTGTTCAACAGCAAGTAGCACCTACACCAGTTCAAAATCAACCACAACAAATGTTATTTGTATAGATGTTTTTTCTCTCTTTAATTTAAATACAAATGAAAATCCAAGAAATAGAAAATAAAGAACTACAAGTTAATCGAGTTGATATGTCTTGTGATAAATGTATCAAAGATAATAAAGGTAAAAAAATTATAGAACCACTAATGGCTACAAGTCATTTTTATATAATTAGTGGTGCTTCAGGATCAGGAAAAACTAATTTATTGATTAATTTACTAAAATCTAATAAACAAACAAAAGACAAAAAAACTAAATTATCTTATCGTAAAATGTTTGATAAAGTGATTTTTGTTTCGCCATCTGCTCATACCATTAAAGATAGTCCTTTGGAAAAAATTGCCGATGATCAAAAGTTTTTAGAGCTTAACGAAGAAGTATTTGATTTAGTAGATAATATTAGCGACGAAGCAGTTGAGGATAATGTTCATAATCTTTTGATACTAGATGATGTTTCATCTCAATTAAGAGGTGCAAACGAAAAACCTTTAAATCAAATAATTAAAAATCGTCGTCATAAAAATCTATCAATATGGGTAGTTGGACATAAAGTGACTGATTTGTCACCCGCTCTTCGTTCAAATGCTTCTATGTTGTTTTTATTTAAACCAAAAACTAACAAAGAAATCGCTGCTATTCAAGAAGAATATATGTTAATGCCTAAAAAACAAGCAGATGAAATTATGAATGCGGCATATAAAACTCGTTATGATTTTTTACTAATAGATACATCTTTAAGAAAGAATGCTGATTTTGAGTTTTTTAGAAACTTTAATAAATTGATATTTACAGAAGAAGACAAAAATAAAAATGATAATTAATATTTATCTTCAAATATACTATAATGACTAACATTTTTAGAAACATAAGTGACGCAATTAAACGAGCGGATAAAGCGGGGCATTTAGCTCGTCGGGCGAAACGACAAGCAGACAAAGCACATAAAGCGGCGAAAAAAGGACAAAAAAAAAGAGAAGCAAAGTTTGCCGATAGAGCATTCAAAAGTACAAAACAATCTGTTAAACAGGGTATGAGGGCAAAACACGCTGCGACAAGGGCAGTAGGACAGGCTGGAAGAATAGGAAGGTCGGTCGCAACTGGTAATGTTGGAGGTGCTGTCAGGGGGTTTGTAGAATAAAAAAATAATATTTATTTACATATATGGAAAACCTTGAATTACAATTGCAAAATAATATCGTTATGTTCTCAAGACCTACCTACCCATTTTTAATGGAAATGGCGGAGTATTGTGCTTGGAATAAAGGCGAATATTTATTTGAGCAAGATAATAAGATAAGATCAATACTTGAAGCAATCAAATTACGGAAAGATTTTCAAAAAGAATATTTACAAATAAGATTAAGAAACACTTTATGTAATTTTTGGATTACTGATATTGCTGGTAATATTTTATAAAATAATTTATATTACAATAAATTATTTTATGACTTAAAAATAATCTGTATGTATATATATATATGAGTTGCTTTAGTGAGGAATACGATCTACGCAGAGTTGTTTATGCATATGAAAATATTGACATCTTTTATGATAAAGAAAGTCAAGATGATAATAAAAAACAAACAAAGAAGTTTTTAGAAAAAATAATAGTTAATAAAGGAGTTTTAATTATTCAATATAAATACGCAAAATACACAAATTATGGACGCAAATATTCTTATGGTATTCAAGGCGTTCCAAAAAAAATAAGAAACTTTTTATTAGCAGGTAGTAATGTTAGAGATTATGATTTAAAATCGGCACACCCTACAATCCTATATTATTTGTGTAAAAAACATAACATAAATACTGATAAACAATTGCTAAAAAATTATGTATTAAATAAAGATAAAGTTATTCAAAAAGAGTTTCAAGAAGAATTATATAATGATCCAAATTATGATGTAAAAAAATTAATATTAACTGCTACAAATAGTGATGACTTTTTAAAAAATAAAAATAGTTGGTTATTGGAATATCAGGAAGAAATGAAGTTTATAAAAGAAGAATTAATGAAGATAAAAGATTACAAAAAAATATTACAGGATACAGAAAAGATAAAACAAGATAAAAATAATATGAATAGCAGTTTTGTAAATCGTGTTTTATGTATGGTTGAAAGTAAGATTATCGATAAGTTTGCGGTATTTTCAAATAAAAAAACGTTTGCTTTGATGTTTGATGGTCTTTTGGTAAAAGACCCACCCGAAGATTTATTGGAAGATTTTAATTTGTTTGTAAAAGAAAATTATGGAGATTATTTTGATGTTGTAGAAAAACCTATTGAAACTGATATTGATATGGGTGATTATAAATATGATATAGATGATATATTGGAAAATATTGGAAACAAAGAAAATCAAATGAATAGTTTTATAAAAAAATATGATCCAATAAAAATTATTAATCCAGCATTATATGGAATAATTCAAGATGACGGAACATATGAGTTTTATAAAAAAGATGGTTTTATTCAATCTGTAGAACATATACATTATACTAATGAAAGAGAAGAAGAAAAACCGATTGTTAATGAATGGTTAAAAAAAATACCAAAGGAAAAAATATTTACTCATATTATCACAGACCCAACTTACGAAGGAAAAGACAAATATAATTTATGGAGAGATTGGGATATTAAAAATTGGGAAGGGGAATATTCTAAAGATCTAAAAGCAATAGAGTTTGTGAAAAATCATATTTTGGTTTTATGTAGGTATAATAAAGAGGTTGCTTCATCTTTTGAGTTATGGATTTCACATTTACTAAAATATCCAAAATCTAAATCATTTGTTCCTATATTTATTGGAAAGCAAGGTACAGGTAAAGATATGCTTATTAGTTGGATTACTGCGATGATTGGTAATAAAAAAGTTTTTGAAACAACCAGTCCTGAAAATGATATTTGGGGACAATTCAACCCGATGATGAAATCTTGTTTTTTAATTCATTTGAGTGAGTTCAGTAGAAAAAATACACAAGATTATGCTGGAAAAATAAAATCACTTACAACGACAGGAACGATTTTAATAAATGAAAAAAATAAAGGACAATACAATATAGATAGTTTTCATAGATTTGTTGGAGCAACAAACCTCCCTGAACCTATCCCTATTGAAAATGATAATCGTAGATATTTATTAATCCATACATCACCTGAAAAAATTGGTGATACTGAATATTTTGTACAAGGACATAATTATATAAAAGACAAAAATGCTATAAAATCTATGTTTGATTATTTTATGAGTTTAGATCCACCTGAAAACTTTAAATATCATATGATTAAAGAAACAGAATATATGCAATTTTTAAAAGATATTTCAAGACCACAGGAAGAATGTTGGTTAGAATATTTTGTAAATAATAATAAAGAAGCTGGTAAAATATCAAGATTTAGAACATTAAACTTATATAAAAAATATTTAAGTTGGTGCGAACAAACTAAACAATCTTATAAAATGGAAAAACGCAAGTTTTTAATCCAGTTAAAAGTTGCTGTTGGAAATATTGACACAAAATATATCCAAATAAAAAAATCAAATGGTTTTATAATTTGTGTATTTGATTGGGACGGAATACAGGAAGAAGGTAAGATAGATAATTATCCTGTAGATAGTTATTTAGAT